GTGTTTTTTTTTTTTTTCTCGGATAAACTGCCCCAAAATTGATATCTTAGGGACATGATCCCCAGCAGTAATCCTACCCGGAACGAAAAGGCGGAGGTCTTCCCCTTCGTCTACCGGTTCTACGATCGACTCCCATTGGAGCTGTTCCCAGCGATCTCGCAGAATGACAAGTATTACCTCGTCATCGCTGGGTATGTTCGAACGAATCACATCTGACAGAGACTGTGATTCAGTGGACAACATCTTCCTTCGGTGGAAAACCGGAAGTCGGTACTCTGCTTCCCGCAGGCGTAGCACCTCGTTCCTTATTGTCACACATTCCTCCCCGCGCGGTAAAAAGAATCCCTCTGGCTTAGGGCATACCGGGAAGGCGTTCGGGCGTTTGTCCGATTCCAGCACAGGGCGGGACTTTAGGGCGAGTTTGATCAGTGGGTTCCTGACCATGGACCTCCAAAATGGTGGTGGGAGGTGCCCATTAAGCTTCCGAGGTGAAGCCGCCAGCCGGTCTAGGTTTTGCAAGAGGAAGTACTTAAACCCCCTCAGCGAAACCGAGGCCTGCATCGCGAACCCCACCACATCAACTACGTCCCGGCCCATACGAAGGGCCGCCACATTCGTTTTCTTCTCATGGTTAGCATTGCGGAAGACGGTGGAATTGATTTCTCCGACTTCAGGAGACCGCATGGTCTTCTCCTCATTTGTCACTAACCCCACTTGCATGCCATGGTGCACAATGCCGTGGAATATCGGGGTCCCATCGAAAGGGTCCCGGTACATGAGATCATCTCCGTTGATTAGACTTCGATGACTCGTCCATTCCTTGAACGAGATTTTTCCCAACAAGAGCTGGTCTGTCAAAGAGAGGTCGACAACCGTCTTATTTATAAGACAAAGGATCGGGAAGCTCATCAAGCTGCCCATCGGCTGTCCTCTAGTCGCTGGCCGTGGCCTACCATATAACCCGGTGTTATCCGGATGGTATACCCTCAGGCACCCTAGCGTTAAGAGACATCTCTTCTGGTCCTCTGAGAGGCCCACCGCTCTTTCTATTAACACGTCGATGGCTTCGGCGACATAGCTGGACTTAATGTTATCAGTCGCAGCCGTATAGTCGACAGAGAAATAATCCCCTCTGTCACCTAGCCATTTCACGCGCTCATCGGTTGGGTTACCGACAAGTAGCCACCCCTTCCTTTTCAACCTGGCATAGAGAGCCTGGTGAAGAGGGTACAATACCTCAGAGTTGTACGAAGAAAACATGGTGACGATCCTGGGTTTACCATTATCGAACACACATGCCGCTCTGCACCCCTCATCATAGAGTTCCCTCCGCCAATTACCCCCATTCGCTCGGGACCACAAGAGCGAACCGTGACCGTTCGGAATAAACGGCCATTCACCAAGGTTCCAACCGTAATCGACATTTGCGCGGAACGCTTGCCGGAACTGCCCCAGGTGGGCGGGATCCGTATCGATGGGCTGGTGTCTACTTTTCCACCACAAGAGTAGTCTCGACTCATGCTCGAGCATACATGCCTTGC